TATCTGGTGGGGGACCCTTTCTCATGTATGCCTTCGGTGTTCTCAGAGAAAGTCATAAGTCTGATTATTGGAACATGTCCAATATTACATCTCTATATGGCACATCGGCAGGTGCAATATTGGCAGTTGCCCTCTCATTACATATTGAAATGGATGTTATTGAAAATTACATAATAAAGCGTCCATGGCAAAACGTATTTAAACTAAATATAAACAATATATTGAATTCCTTTCACAATTGCGGTATATTGGATATTTCTGCAATGGAAGAATTATTCAATCCCCTTTTTAAATGCAAAGATTTGTCACCAGATATTAGCCTGCTCGAATTATATGAATACAATCATATTGACCTCCATATGTATAGTGTCGAATTAGAATCTTTTGAACTTGTCGATTTTTCACACAGCACCCACCCAGATTGGCGCGTGGTGGATGCATTGTACGCATCTTCGTGTTTACCTATATTGTTTATTCCATTTAAAAAAGACGGAAAAATGTATTGCGATGGAGGATTGTTATGTAATTATCCATTAGAACAATGTATAGCAAAATGTCCAAATACATCCGAAATTTTTGGAATCAATTATGATGTAGATGAAACTAGTGTTAATGACAATTCTACACTGTTAGACTATTTTGTGAAAATGATTTTAAAAATGAATACTTATACCCGTTTGTATAAAAATTTCAAAATAGATCTTTCATTAGAAAATGAAATGTCTGTAAAATTAAATAGTATTTCTTTTTATGAACTGTATTTAGTAATATCCGATTGTAATGCGCGAAAGAAATTAATTGAAGATGGCGCATCCAAATGGATTGAACATAACTCGTTATAATACGAATTTTTCAGAATAAATTTGTATAGTACTATATTATAAAATGCCTTCTTTTATTGGATATATCAAAAATAAAATTGCTCCATATTCGAATGTATTAACAATATGGTTTATTGTTGTTGTCTTCATTCTTATAAGTATATATGCTTATTTTGCTATTTACAAAAAAGAGCAAAAGAAGAATAATAATAAATTCAATGACATTTCCAACAAGTCGGATGATCAAGATGAAATCACAATATTGTTTTTCCATGTAGATTGGTGTCCCCATTGTACAAATGCGAAACCCAAATGGAAGGCATTTTGCGATAACAACAACAACAAAGTTGTCAGCGGATACAAAGTGGTATGCAATCCTTATGGTATTGACTGTACCGATGATGAAGACGTCGTCAATAAATACAACATTCAATCTTATCCTACCATAATTGCATACAAGGGGGATAAAAGGTATGATTATGATGCAAGTGTGGAAAGAAAGAATCTCGAAAAATTCGTAGACTATGTTGCAAACAATTAACGTTTCTTTGTCTCTATCTTGAAAAAAGAAAATGGGTATGTATTTATGTGTATTTATTATATATAATACACATAAATGGTAAGTAACACACTCAAATTCAAATCAAAATCCAACAAACGAAAAACAATACGTAAATTCACCTTTAATGAAACTGAATATAAAAGCAATGATGGTATGTTAACCACTATTTGGGGACCAAGTATGTGGCACTATTTGCATACCATGAGTTTCAATTACCCTATTGAACCCACTGCTGAAAACAAACGCCATTACAAAGAATTTATATATAGTTTGCAACACGTTTTGCCCTGCGGAAAATGTCGCAAAAATCTTACAAAAAATTTGAAGAAGTTTCCTCTTACAAATAAACATATGCAATCCCGCGATTCTTTTTCGCGTTATGTTTACGGATTACATGAACAAATCAATAAAATGTTACATAAAAAATCGGGACTCACTTATGAAGATGTACGCGAACGCTATGAGCATTTTAGAGCCCGATGCGCAACCTCCTATGATAAAATGAAAGAAGAAATCCGAAAATCCCACAAAAAGGACATGACAAAAGAAAACGGGTGTACCATTCCATTATACGGTGAAAAATCCAAATGCGTTTTACATATTGTTCCACAAGCCCATAAATGCGAAACACTCCAAATCGATAATAAATGTATAAAAAAGAAGTTAGATATATAACCTTTTCCTAACCCTTTCCCTAAACAAATAATTCACATATGTTGAGTACCTGAAAGGGTACTACATATATGGTCTTATTTTTCTAGTGAAATGTCTACCTTTATCTGAACAGCCCATCAATGCGGGGGTTTTTCAGGTAAAGGGGTAATTCATATATTTAGTATGTACTTGTAAATATATATATAAAATAATATTATATAATGGCAGAACAAAAGAGTAACTTAGATTTTTCTCATATAGATAATACCAATACCAATCTCGAAAATGATGTTTATAATTCTACATTACCTCCATTGAATGGACCCCAGAGTCCGCCAAATATACAACTCAAAAAAAAAACTTATGTTCCCTTTTGGGCAGAAGACCCCAATGTGATTTTTTCTCCCCCATATTTGTTTGAGTTGTTTCCTAGTAGCAACATGACTTACTCACAAAAATTAAACGCAATATCGCGATTGGTTCTTATATTGAGTATAATTGGATTCCTTTATTCCCGAAATATACGTTTACTACTTATATCAGCAATTACCCTTGGGGCGATTTATTTATTGTACAAAAATGAGAAAACCCAAGAAAACAAAAATGAGAAAAACAAGGCTACTTTAGAAAATTTCGATTCGTCGCCCGCCTTATTGACGTTGTCAAGCAACAATGTTGATATTAGTAAATTGAATATTCGTAATACATTTGACTCGACAGATTCATCTAATCCGTTTTCTAATGTTTTGAATAGCGACTTTGATTTAAACCCACATAAAAAACCAGCGCCACCTGCATACAATTCCATTGTAAATGACAATATTTTGTCTCAAGCCAAACAATTGGTAGTAGATGCCAATCCCGATCAACCCGACATTGCAGATAAATTGTTTAAGGATTTAGGGGACCAATACATGTTTGAACAATCATTACGTCCTTTCAATTCCAATCCGAGTACGACCATTCCGAATGACCAACAAGCGTTTTCCGAATTTTGTTATGGTTCGATGATATCATGTAAAGAGAACAATATGTTTGCTTGCGCTCGCAATTTAGCGCGACATCAAAATATATAATTTAACCCTTTCCCTAAACAAATAATTCATATATGTTGAGTGCCCGAAAGGACACATCATATATGGTCTTATTTGTTTAGGGAAATGTCTACCTTTATCTGAAAAACCCCGAATCGATGGGGTTTTTCAGATAAAGGGTTAATGTGATGGTGTATTTTATAAAATAATATTATATTATATATTATAATATAATGTCTGCAATTCACAACTATTTATTTAATAATATGGGAAGAATTGGTGCGGATTCCACAGATAATACGCAACAAACCATTTCCAATACCAAATTTGCAAATTATATGCTTACAAGTTATTCCAATGAAGTGGTATCCAATTCACATGTAGATTTTGCGACTCAACAACCCACTCTTATGTTTAGCAGTACCGTTCATGGGGGAGGATTAAACGGCAGTGTTGTGGATTATGATTCCAGTCTTCTTATTGATGTTGAAAACGTGAGACCTTTAGAGAAACTTCAGTTGTATCCTCGCCCATTTTTGACTGTTCCATATTTAGGAAGAGGTTCATGTGATCCATCTCTTGAGTCCCAATTGCAACAAGGGGAAATTGTTGGGGATAAGAAAAGTGTCTCGACCATGTCGGAAGTCTCTTTTTCGGATTATACTACATTTGCCAGCGATTCGAATATGGTATCACGTGCTACGAATCCATCCAATAGTATTCAAGAATTGGCAATGAATGGATGGGTCCGCGGAGGTGCGTCAACTCGATATTCCCCTGGAAATTAACTCCGAATATAATCCTTCATTTAGAATACCTGATTTTGTAGGAGAGTGTAATAATTTAGCATTTTTATATAATATTTGTATACTATATAAAAGAATGATGGATAGTATTAAACAATTATTTGGTGCGGGAAAAGGAAGAAGATCTAGAAAGCGAACAGGGGGAAATCCGCTTGATAATTTAAAGCCTATCCAAGGCGGAGAAAAGAAAGAAACATATGGAGGAGGAGACGGCTTTGACAAAACCATAGGTGCGGTTGGTGGATTTCCACGTGAGGTTAGTGGTGGAACCCATGGAACCCATAGAAGAACCCATAGAAGAACCCACGGTGGAAAGAGAAAATCCAAAAGGGGTGGAAGAAAATCCAGAAGAAGTAGAAGAGGCGGATCATCCCGCAAATAAATAAAATATTTATATTTTATGCATAATACCATATAAAATATAAATAATAATGATTTAATTATGATTACTATTCACAATTCTTATAATTTAATGAGTCCAACCATTACATATGCCAATACACAAGAATATCGCAAAGTCATTCGCCATCTTTTTTACATGGATTGCAGTTCGATTATACAGTCATTAGAACAAAAATATGTTATGGAAAATATAGACGAAGAAACATTAGACGAACTCTTATATGATGATAATAAAATGGACAACGCATTAGGCGTGTTATTCGAAAAAACAAATGGATTAGGTGCCTTTCAAACCTTGTATACATGTGCGGCATCACTCATGTTATCACAAGAAACTGGAATTGGGCAATGTGTATTGTGTTCTTATGATTATTTAGCATTATATCATCGCTGTTTATATGATTATTTTGTGGTTGGACATTTTGATGAACAATGCGAATCTTTTATTTCCTTATATGATAAAATCACAAAATAATATATATATTTTATAATATGGCATCTACTCGAAATAAAAATACCGAAGGCAATTATAAATTAGAACAATCTCAATTATTAGGGCAAAGCAATTATATTCATTATGAATCTTATGCAAAACCGACTGAAACCATGTTTGCAGGAAATGGATTGTTATGTGGACGTGTTGGTTCCAATGGGTTATCTGCAAATGCATGTGATGTTGAATCCTATTTGTACGGGATTGGCACTACCAATCTAGTGACTCCTTATGAGAAACCATCATTAGATATTAAACATTTAAATAGTTTGAATATATGCAAGAAAGTGGATGTTTTAATACCGGAACCTTTGGTTATTGAACCTAAACAGCGACATTTATTTGGGTGAGATTAATCTTGGGGGTTGATATCTGTTATTAGATATGCATAATAAAAAAGGTTTTCTGGATTTAAATCAAAATAATAGAGTGTAATATCTATTTCAGGGTTATTACCAATTAGTTTATATGTGTCTTTATCTATTTTTATGTGTGGAATATTTGATGTATCAATATTTTTGGGTACGACTTCTAATATAAGTTTATTTTCTTCTGTGTTGAGTGTATATTTCATTAATTGGGTTGTT